TCTCGCAAGAGTCTATAAGATGAAGACAGCACTATATGACGGGCAACATTCCGACAAGTCAGGAGACTGGCATGATGGACACCACGCTGCCCTTAACAAGGTGCTAGACGCCATCAACGAATACGGCTCATGAATCAATCCTCACTAGTATTACTACTGTGTTTATCGCCGCTAGCAGCGGTGTTCATTGTAATGAAACTAGCAATATGGTTTACCGAAACAATCTCTTTTAAAGCTGAGACAGAAAAACTAAAGCGTATGCAGCATGGTCCCTATGAATTTTGGGATGATGAAGAGGAGGAGGATGACAAATGGACCTAGACAAACTTTATCAAGAAATTATCAAAATGAAGAATGAGACTTTGATGGAAGAACCATGCCCTTTTTACGAACCAGAGTGGGAAGATGTCACAGATTCAGCAAAAGATTGGGAAGATTTTTGGTACAACGAAGACCGATCCTCCAGTAACGAAAGCGGAAGTTCAGGAGATGATTGATGCTGCCATACGAAAGCATAATCGTAACGCTTCAATTATCTCTATGTGTGTTGGGTGGGTTGTTCTTGCACTTTTTGCTGAGGGTCTGCTTCGACTTATTGGAGTGATTCCTCCTCTACTGCCATGGTTGAACATCACATTATAGAATGGATAGGGACAGTATTACTGTTCTTCTTTGGGATTACTATGATCTGTCAAGGTCATGCTATCTTTCATGGTAAATATGGGTATAGGCATACGGAACGTGATAAGAAACGTTCTGCGGATATTCGGAAACAACTGGAAGAAATCATCAATGCAAATGGACATTCTACAGAAGAGGATTAGGCAATTGGAAATCTCTGAGAAGATAGATGCTGCTTTGTTAGAATGGTATTCAGAACAAGGTAGACCTGTGCCACGGTGGAAGAAAGAAAAACAAGAGTGGTGGAGAGAGTATCTTATCAGTTTGGGTCTCGATCCCAACAACCCATAAATACTAGGTAGCTTGGGAAGTTGACATGGCAGCTGAGTGGTATAAGGAGCAACCTAAAAATAGGAACTTCTTAAACCCTGTTGGGTTCTTATTAAAACTAGAAAAGTTTGAGGGCACAGATTTCTTCTGTCAGTCCGCAAACATTCCTGATATCAGTATGCCTACTACTGAAGTTCCTACACGGTTTAGGAGCTTTCCTATTGTCCCTGGGGGTGGTGTCACCTTCGGGGACTTTACTGTAGATTTTATGATTGACGAAGATTTAGTAAACTATACGTCTATTCGTAAATGGATGATGCTTCACGGCAATGCTGGTGAAGTGGGAGCACAACCTCCATACGAACCAGACTATACAAATGGTCAGTTACACATTCTATCTTCTTCTATGAATGGTAATCACATCATTGAATTTAAAAATTTATTTCCATACTCCTTGACAGGAGTTACCTTTAATGCTACGGTAAACGATGTGGAGTATATTACTGCAACTGTCAGTTTTAAATTCCAAGAAATATTCTTCCGTGATGAATCCTTTAATACTCTATGAATTTTGATGCTCTACGTGATAAATTTGAAAAACTGAGAGAAGACTGGGCAGAAGATTCATCAGTTGATTTCCAATTTAAGAACAAACAGTATACCACAGATCTGGGACAACTCGCATTAGACATCCCTTTTCAACACAATAAATACTTAAACCATTACACTGACATTCAGCAGATTAAAACTTCGCTGGAGTTTCAGATCCGTAAACTGGTTAAGGATAAGCGAGAGTATTATTCAGGAGAAGCAGACGCCAAAACTTACGCTGCCAAACCATTCGGATCTAGTATCAAGACTTCAGAAAAAATGAAAGTATATCTAGAGTCTGATGATGAGATCATCAATCTAGAGGCAAAGATCAAATATCTAGACCAGATGCTTTACTGGTTGGATCAGGTCATGAAGCAAATTTCTAACAGAGGTTTTCAAATCAAGAGTGCCATTGAGTGGGAGAAATTTATTAATGGACAATAATGACCTGCCTTTCTGTCAAGAAGAAGAACGAAGTATACGTTACTATTCAGTCTGCTGAGCCACATGTACATCATGAGCTTTCTGACTACTTCTCTTTTGAAGTTCCCGAAGCAAAATTCCTAAAGAAGAATCCCAGGTACAAGTATTGGGATGGAACCATTCGTCTGTACTCTCCTGGTACGGGCGAACTTTATGGTGGGTTGATGGATCATCTGCATACTTGGGCAGAAGAACGCCAATACACTATTGAGTATGAAAAGAATGACTGGTATGGAGATGTTACGGAAACAAATGACTTTGTGTCTCCTGCTGGTATCAAAACTTTTATGGACAAGATTGTCCGACCAGAAATTAAACCAAGAGATTATCAATACCGCGCTGTCTACGAAGCGGTAAAAAATAATCGCAAACTCTTACTTTCTCCTACGGGCAGCGGTAAGAGTCTTATGATCTATTCCCTCGTCAGATACTATACTGCCACCAACAAGAAAACACTGATCATCGTACCTACTACGTCCCTCGTAGAACAGATGGTCAATGATTTTAACGACTACGGATGGAATGCTGACGACCATGTGCATAAGATTTATTCGGGCAAAGATAAGAATACTGACAAACCAATCATTATTTCAACTTGGCAATCCATCTACAAGTTCCCCAAGAGATACTTTGATGATATTGACTGTGTTATCGGTGATGAGGCACACCTATTTAAGTCAAAGTCCCTCACAGGAATCATGACAAAGTTGCATAACGCAAAGTATCGCTTTGGATTTACGGGAACACTTGACGGAACTAAGACTCATAAGTGGGTGTTGGAAGGATTGTTTGGTGCATGTGAACGTGTTACTAAAACAGATGATCTGATCAAGTCTGGATATCTTAGCAAATTTAGAATCAAAGTGTTGCTGTGTAAGCACGCTCCTCAGCATTTTGACACATACCATGATGAGATGGAGTATCTTGTGGGACATAGAGGTAGAAATAACCTCATCAAAAATCTCATCAAAGATCTAGATGGCAACACTCTTGTGTTGTTCAACTATATTGAGAAGCATGGGGAACCACTTTTTGATTTGATAAATAGCACCATAGACCCCGAGCGAAAACTATTTTTTGTTCACGGTGGTACTGATGTAGAAGACCGAGAAGAAGTCAGACAAATTACTGAGAAAGAAAACAACGCTGTTATCCTTGCCTCTTACGGCACCTTCTCTACAGGTATCAACATCAAACGATTGCACAATATTATCTTTGCATCCCCAAGTAAGTCGCGCATCCGCAACCTCCAGTCTATCGGACGTGTCCTCAGGAAAGGCGAAGGCAAAGACATTGCAACCTTATACGACATCGCTGACGATATTGGCGGGCAAAACTATACCCTTCGTCATTTGAATGAACGAGTTACTATTTACAATGAGGAGAACTTTAAGTATGAGGTTATAAAAGTAAACCTTAGAGCAAATTAAATATGGAAGAAGAATTTTATGCAACATTAAAATTAATATCTGGGGAAGAACTGATTGCCAAAGTTTGTTATCTTCCCGATGAAGATAAAGTAATGCTTGAAAAACCACTACAGGTTGAGACAGCAAGACAAAAGAAAGGTCAAGTTGAAGTATCTGGTTTTCAATTGAAAGAATGGATCCAAGCAACCTTTGATCAAATGTTTGTGATAGATAGAGATAAGATCATCACCATCTCTGAAGTAGAAGAGAAGATATCTGAGTTCTATGAGAACACATTGAGTAGAATTGATGCTGGACGATCCGCTAGTGGCAATGGATACAAACTACCAAGAGGATCTGGTTACCTAGGTTCAGTAAAAGATATGAAAAAAACTTTAGAAGATATCTATAACAAAAGCTAAGAGCTACTACTTCTCTTGAACCCTGACAGAGTTATTCTACTGAGTTTCTGAGGTCTTGTCAAGACCCCTTTACAGATCATTGACACAGTGGTATACTTTATACATGATATGTGAGTTAAACCGTGGCATACACAGTAATGGCAAAAAGAAAGCAAACTGAATATTACGTTAATAACAAGGAGTTTCTCGCTGCCATTACTGAGTATCGAAGTAAAGTTCTGCGTGCAAAAGAACTGGGTAAACCACGTCCTCGTGTTACAAACTACCTAGGAGAATGCTTCCTGAAGATTGCTACTCACTTGTCATACAAACCTAATTTTGTTAACTACATGTTCCGTGAGGACATGATCTGCGACGGTATTGAAAACTGCCTACAGTACATTGATAACTTTGATCCCGAGAAATCAAAGAACCCATTTGCCTACTTCACTCAAATTATCTACTACGCTTTCCTCCGCCGCATCCAGAAAGAAAAGAAGCAACTAGAGATCAAAGGTAAGATTCTAGAGCGTTCTGGATATGATGAAGTCATGCACACTGACTCATATGATGGTAGTATGTCTGGTATGAATGCTTCTTATTCTGACATGGGAAGCATCAAAGAAAATATTGAAACAAGAATGAATCGATGAGTGAACACCCTGAAATTGCTGAACATGAATGGTTTGAAACAGAGTATGGAACATTTC